ACACAAACCCTGATTCTTTCGACGAAACTCTTTGTGCTAAGAATAATTTCGGAATGGGGCATCATATCAAGGATTATCCAGACTTAGGGGATAACGAATTTTTTGATAAACATTTTAAGATAGTCAGCGAACCAAACTACTTCGACGAAGCCCGAAAACTCCTCCCCCTCTCAAACTGCCTAAAACGTCACTACGCATGTGTAATTGTATCTGAGGGTAACATTATAGCCAAGGGGTGGAATGAGTCGCCTGAAGCATGTACTACGTGCGCTAGATTGGATATTGAGCATAACACAGGAAGTTATGAGGATTGTCCAGCTATCCACGCTGAGGCTATGGCCATGATTAAGGCGAGGGAAAACAGTCTCGAAGGTGCTGAGTTATATCTAGTCTGCGCGGATGAGGTTGACCCTATACCTTGCCCGACATGCCAGAAGCTACTTGATTGGGCAGGAGTTAAGCAGATGAGGGAGGTGCAGGGATGAAAGTAATTTTTAAACAGAGTCCATATGGATAACAACCATCATTTACCCGGTACGGCTGACGATTTTATCGAAAACAACCTCGGATTAGCCCACAAGGAAGCATGGAGATTCATTAAATGGATAGGCAAGGATGAGGAAATAAGGTTTGATAAAGATGATTTACTGAGTATTGCGTACATGGGACTCGTAAAAGCTTATCAAAAGTTCGACCCAACAAGGTTTAGCAGTGAAAATGGTGGGCAGATTAAGTTCTCGACATATGCAGTGCCGATGATAAACGGAGAGCTACGGAGACATATAAGGGATTTAGGTCACACAGTAAGGCGTAGTAGGGACGGGCGAGGAATTAATAATATCGACAGCCTTGATAGAGAATTGAAGGATGATGAAAATAGTTCGCAGACAATAGGGGATACGGTCAAGGTCGAGAGTTATGAAATCGAATATCAGGTGATTATGAATGATTTTACTAGTCAACTTGAACCAAGATTACAGAAAACATACAAGCTTTTGGTACTTGGAAAAACGCAAAGTGAGATAGGGAAATACTTTGGGCTAAGTCAGGTACAAGCCGGGAGAATAGTAAACAAGCTTATTGATTTAGCTAAACAGTATAGAGAGAAGGGAGACGAGGATATGGGTAGAGAAATGTCGCCAGAAACAAAACTAATGCGCGAGGAGGTTGATACCTTTGCTAAATTTGGCGCAATTGGGTCTTATGAAGATGTTGCAGGTAAGTATGGAGTCGGAAAGGGTACGGCCTATAGTTGGATGAGAAAACTTATGGATGAAGGGGTGGTAAAGGAGGTGAAAGAAGTTGTTGAAGTTAGGGTGGAAACTGCTCCATTCGAGATACCTAACACGCCGGGGAATTATGAGGCGACAGATAGGATCGTAGAGGGCACAGAACAGGCATCAGGGACGAGTAAAGAGGACGAGGGTGGGATTGTTACGGAGGGAGGTGGTGAGGGTCCAGAAACGACATACGAGGGCAAATACCCCTGTTTTGGAGAATATGAGGATACGGATATTGAATGCAGGGGATGTGAGGGTATGGAAGTATGTTGCGTAGTGACTAATAATCCCATTGAACAAACGATTGAGTTCAGGGGTGATTATCCCGAACAATATGAAACCAAGGATGATCTTGGAGGATTGGCAGAACCTGAACCTGCATGGACTGCTGAGTACGCAGGGGATTCGGCATCTATAATGTTTACATTGCCTAAGGCAAAGTCGGAAACTCCTGAACAGATGTGGGTGCATGTCGCTTATTATATCGGGGCCATTAAACAGCAGGGAATAAGACAGGTTGAGGAAGATATTCAGGCGAGACTAGATCAAATTTTAGGAGGAAGATAATATGTATAACAAAGTAGTAGTGGTTGGCCGGCTGACTAAATCGCCTGAGTTGAGGTATACGACTAATGGTAATGCGACATGCTCCTTTACCTTAGCGTGTGATCGCCAAATGAAGGGTGCAGACGGAAATAAGGAAGTTGATTTTCTGAATGTGTCAGTGCCTCCATTCCGCGCTAAGTTGGCTGAGTTGTGTAGCGAGTACCTTGATAAGGGAAAATTAGCATTGGTGGACGGTGCTGTGCAGGTTAGAAATTATACCGATGATGATGGCAAAAAACATTACATTACCGAGATTTGCGCGGAAAGCGTGAGGTTCTTGAGTCCCAAGGGTGAGCAATCAAACAATAACAACGCAACAAGTGGAAATCCTTCATACGGCACAGAGGTTAGTATGGACGATGGGGATTCTATCCCGTTCTGATCTAACGAAATAGGGGTGAGCGAAATGTCCACCCCTTAAAAAGAGGAGGAAGCTTTATGAGAGAGATTAAATTTAAGGCATGGGACAAGCAGAGTGAGATAATGTTTACGATATTTGATAGTGCTAGCGAAGATTGGTATCTTCCGAAGTGGAAAGATCGTTATGAGGTTATGGAATTCACGGGCCTCCGTGATAACGAGCGAACCGAGGAGTACCCGGAGGGGCAGGATATTTACGAAGGAGATATTTTCCAACATCAGTTTGGTAACAAGATTCGTGGCATTATTAAGCTAGGTGAATACCAGAACCCCAACGATGACAATCATGGCGGCCATGTTGGTTTTTATGTTGACTGGAAAGGGGATAACGGATTGTACCGGAAGGATTTAGCTTATTGGGTTAAGGTGTCGCATGTTATCGGTAATATCTACGAGAATCCTGAGCTTCTTGGTGAAAAGGAATGACCATACTTGCGATCGACCCAGGAAGTACCGAGTCGGCATACACATTAATAGACGATGATTTAAAGCCTATTAAGTTCGGGAAGATAAAAAATGAAGAATTACTTGACCAACTTATTTATTTTCCTAGACAACATTTTGCCCTAGAAATGGTGGCATCATACGGAATGGCTGTAGGAAAAGAAGTTTTTGACACCGTTTTTTGGATAGGCCGTTTTTGGGAAAAAGCAGATTTTCCAAATAGACAATTAATCTATCGCAAAGACGAGAAAATGAATCTCTGCCATACTATGAAAGCTAAGGATGGGAATATAACGCAAGCATTGGTGGATAGATTTGCCACAGGACAAGCCAACCACGGCAAGGGAACCAAGGCTAATCCGGGATGGTTCTATGGGTTTTCGAAGGATATTTGGCAAGCGTATGCCGTTGGAATAACCTATCATGATATTTATATTAAAAAGCAACAATAAACAAACGTAACTTTTAATTTAAAGTGAAAATGGGGGGTAAATGGAATGAAGCCAATATGTATTAATTGCAAGAAAAACAAAACATGCACCGGGGATATTTGTCTTAGCGCAGAATGGTTTGAACCAAAATATAAAGAGTTCGTATCCCTTCCAAGACTTAACAACCTAAATCCAACTCTTGAATCCTGCACAATGAAGGTCCTTGAGGAAGTGGGAGAGGTTATGCAGTTATTAGGCAAGGGGCAGAGAAAAAGCGGAGAGAGTGAGAACTCTATCCTCGTGATTGATGAAGCGGAATATGAAGTACTACTTGCTTGTGAGGCTATGGACCTTGCTCAATCTGCGGTGACAATGATGTACGAGGTGTGTAGACATTTTGGGATTATCGAGGAGGACGTTATCAAGACTCATGAAGAAAAGTTGCTCATGAAGGGTTACATGGTGAAGGAGTGAATGAATGTAAACACTATCCGAACCTGGCTTAAAATCCTAAACGAAAAGTATCTAGCACTTGCTAATGTGGATGATCAAAAGAAAACCGAGGAAAAGATTAAATGATAAGAGAAATGCGAAACAATTTAAGTATTATCCTAATCGTGGTGAGTGTTGGACTATGGGCTACTAATAATTTTACTGATGCTATATTTGCCGGGGTAATGGCGTTGTGTGTTAGAGAAGAGAGAGGGGAATAAGAAGTGAATATCTACGAAATCAGAAAAGCAGGACGCGAATACTGCCAAACCGAGGGTAGTGAACATTACAAAGCGGTGGACAAACTGGAGCCTATTGACCTTATTATCGCCAAGGGGCTTGCGGAGGATTTTTGCCTTGCGAATATCATTAAATATGCGAGCAGGTTTAAGCAGACACAGAACTTGGAGGACTTAAAGAAGGTGAGTGATTACAGCCATATTTTGTGCGGGGTTAAGTTGGATGAATCGCACGAAATAGAGGCCCCTGATCCGCAGAGGGTAAAATGCAATGGAGGATATTGCTCCAGCTCATCGGTAGTAACCGGTCAGGATGTTGCTGAGTGCCAAGTGGAATCAGCAATGAGAGGCGTTGAGTGGGCTTCGTTTTGCCCGAACAGAACAGTGAATCAGAGGAGGTTATGTTAAATGCAAATAACTAAAATTCGCGCCAAACTGGACAAGCGATACAACACGGATTTGACGGTAAAGCTCATCGACTGTGGATTCACGGCGAAAACTTTCCATACGCTTCGAAAAGGTGGGATCGCCACTGTTGGCGATTTGACAAAGCTATCATGGAAAGAGTTGGCCGGGATTAGGAATGTCGTTCGCGGGACTTGCCAAGAGGTCAGTGATAAGTTGGATGATATGGGTCTGGGGCTGAGGAAGGATGGAAAATAATATGAATTGGCCTGAAGCATTAGTCTCTATAACGGTTGTGGTTGTTATAGGCTTTTTATATTGGACAGATAATGGATGGTAGGAGGAGGAAAATGATGAACCTAAAACTACGCATGAAGTTTAGCGACATCCTGAAGCTGATATTTGGGGCTGATGTGATGGTATTAGATCCGTATAGCGGCAGTATCTACAGAGTGCAAAAAGGCGAGGATACTGGAATTTATAGGGGGTAGGTGGATAATGTGGAATGGTCCGAAACGGTAGTTGTGGTTGGATTTTTAATGTTTATGGTATTTTGTCATTGGGTGGATGGGAAGTAGAAAGGGGAATGGAAGATGCTTTACGGATTAAAAGATCGTAATATTTCGTGGCGAAGGGGAGCTGGGAGAAAATTATGGTTTCCGTGCAGATCGAGAAAGTGGTGGTAGGGGATGCCTTATGGAATAGCTAAAGTAAAGCCGTCAGCCACCGATTGTCAATTGTGCATGAATACGGCTGAAAGTTATAATGCCACGCCGGATTGCACTAATTGCCATAAAGAGCAAACTGTTGAAATACTTCAATTCGTTTCATCATTCTTTGGGGCGTATGCAATTTGTAAAAACAATAATAATGAATTTATTAAGATTAATACACATCAGCTTGAGTCGATTACTAGTTGCCCAGTGTGTGGAAAAATAGAGCTTGGAGGGAAAGAATAATGACAATACAAGGATTTGCGAAGATGCTGGATGGTCGGGAAATGGGCGCGGAGATGACACGTGAGGAAAAAGCACAAGCAAAGGAGTTAGGATTCGTGGTTGTCTTTGGATACTCGGATGATAACGCAGAGATTCGGGGTGCTATCAACGGAGAAGTTAGCTGTTATGACGAAACGGAAATACATCTGAATCAAGATGGTATCTTTAAGGATTGTGAGGGAGAATGCAAATACTCGAAGGCTGCTAAGGAAAAGTGCAAGGTTATTAAAGGTATTTGGGACAAGGAAGGCTACTCGTGGACATACGAGACGGATATTCCTCACGCGACATTTGACATCATGGAAGATGGGGAGAAGTACTGCCGGGGCATCGTGTTTGATATTAAGAGTTTGGGGGAATGAAGATGGTTTGGAGTTGCGAGACCTGTATTAACAAATCTTGCCCCTTAAAAATAAGGAATAAAGGGGTACTTTGCTTAGGATTTATAAGTAAATAAGGAGGGTTAAAACCTTGCAACAAATAGAAAAAAAACTCAGACATCCACCATATCATTACTCGACTATCTCCCGCCTAACTCGCTACAAGCCAAACCAGGACCGCATAGCGTACTTACTGAGGGAACTATCCATGATGGGGGTTAAGACTACGCAGGTGTGCAGTGACATGCCTCATGGTAGCGGAGTGAGTGATTCGACAGGTGATTTGGCGAGTAAAATTTCTGATAAAAAGAAGTTGCTCGTAGAGCTGCAGAATGAAAATGAGTTGATTGATTTAGCGGTGGGGATGTTGTCAGGGGCTAAGAAACTCATAATAGACGTAAAATATTTGCAGGAAAATAAGGACGATTATTCCCAAAGGGTTCTGCATAAGAATCATGGGCTTAGGAGCAGGGACAGTTATTATCGCCTGAGAGACGAGGCTATAGGTGAATTAGCTAAGATGATGGGGGAGGTGGTTGGCAATGGATAATAAAGAAAGACGAATACGTATCGCAGAATTAAGAATACTCAATGGGGAACTTCATGAATTAATGCGTAGTTGCCCGCACGAATTAGAACCTAAGGGTAATATCTATCATGGATATGGTGGTGATGTTCAGAACGCAGAATGTAGCGTCTGTGGTCGCTCCTTCCGGTGGTACTGTGAAAAATCTCCTTCCAAAAAGTGCGAATATAACCTAAGTGATTTTTGCAAGCACTGCGGAAGAGGAAATGATTTACCACAATAGTACAAACATCAAACAATATTCATAACTAAAACCATTGGAATAGTAAGGATTACCATGTTACACTCTAATAGACAGAATAACTTACAAAATAAAGACGCGCATGGCTTAATTATAGCCTTGACGCGTCTTTTCTAATTTTCAGGGGGTGTAATATGGGTTGTAAATATTGCACTCGCCAAAAGACTTGTTGGCAGAGGAATAAACCGCCGAAGGATTGCGCGAGGTTTGAGAGATTCGAGGATTCGAAAAGGTTTGATGTGCTTGATAAGGCGATGAGGCACAACAAAGGGGTTTGGATTGCGCCGGGGTAAAAAGGGAGCCCTATTGCTAGGACTCCACGATATTAAACAGATAACCGGATAAAACTTCTTTTATTTCTTGCAGCTTGGATAATACCTTATCCCCATCCATCCAAGAATCATCACTGTAGTAGGAATTGGCAGAGTAAATCTTGTGTACGTTTTGGGTATGCTCCTCTGATTTCGAAGGGAATACTCTGACATCTATCGACTTGACGTGGCCAGAGAAGTCAACGAACGTACATAGCTCGGTATTTTCGTTGATCAGGATAGCAAGGGATATGATTTCTATTACGAGTTTGTAGTTTGTCATGCGTTATCCTCCTTCGCTAAGCATCCATAGACAGATTCAAACTGTTCTATCGACAATCCTTTACCTAAGCCACTAGGCTTTTGCTTATATGCGTACAGATAGGAACTCCCGCTATTAACACATAGGTCAAGATCATTATAGTTATCAGGAGATTCTATTTCGATTATCATTGTGCCAAACTTACGAGGGTGGGGATAAAATCTAAGGATGTTATAACCTGTGCCCTCGGATAAGGTTTTCTTTACTTTTTCCGTCCTAATGGTGTCATAGTGAACCCAATGCTTGCATTTCCTCACATACGTTATCCTCCTTACGCCGATATAGCCCGGCTTTGGCTTTGGGACTACAACCTTGAAACGAACTCTCCATCCTCGTCGTATATCTCAATAAAGCTTTGACCAGTTCCTTTTGGGTCGTGGCGAACGGTGTATGTCCAGTCTGGATCTCCCAATTTCATTTCTTTTGCGACTTGTTCAGCCTTAGCGGGAGGGAATAATTTATGGGGCTGATTCTCTAAATTCATTCTTAATTCCTTCTTTCATCTTCTTCGCTAGATTTAGTAGCCCTTAGTTGATTTAGTAGCTCTTTTAGTTTTGCGTACTCGGTGTCGGTGAGTTGGAATGTTCTGCGAGTGCGGCCTGTTGGTTTGCGGCCGGAGCCGGGGCGGTAGCCGCCGTGTTGATTTGCTCTTTGCTCATTCACGGTATGTGCCACCACACTTACGAGATAATAGAGATTTATGATCAAATGATTTCTCAAGCGTTCTTAGTTCTATTTCCTTTCCACACTTATCGCATCTGAATTTTTTAAGTGGGATATGGAATAATCCGAGTTCTGAATTATAAGCGTATTCGTCGATTGGGTAAGCTAGTTCCTCATCTGAAAAGTGTAGAGCATACTCAAAACTTCCAGGGCCTTCGTAACCGCCGTAGCGTACTGCGCGGAGTTCTTTGCCTTGTTGTAAGTTGTAGAGCAATTCGGCGGCGTCTTTCACCGTTAAACCTTTAATCCGGCAAGTGCTTCCATCGTGGTTGATGTTCACGATGCATTTCCAATCTTCGTGGCTGATTGCATCCTCGTAAAAGTCGTAATGCTCGTGAGAGCTATTAGGACTGCCTAAGTTGTTTCCAAGGTATTGCTGTTTCATGTTTTGTTCCTCCCTTTTATTTGATCTTGATTAATTGTAACATAATCAAGTTTGATATGTCAACATGATTTATGGGTATTTAATCAAATTATTTTAGGATGTTTTGAGCTTAGGGATTAGCGTTGCGGTGGGATTGTGTTGCAATGTTAATTGGTGGGCTTAGGTAGAGAAAAGACTCTCGCTATTGGAGAGCCTTGGTCCTGACATATTCCGAGGGTTTCATTCCACATATGAGGGCTGCGGTGGTTATTTCGTTCCATTCTGCTTCTGTAAAGCGGATCGTCTTATTTATACCCGTTGTAGTGCGGAGAGGCTTTCGACCTGCTCCGATGCGTTTGCCGCCTTTAGTCATTAGGCGACACCAACTTTATGGCTAGCCGCCAGGGTAGGGTGGCCGTTGTTAAAGTATTTTTGATAATGTTCTTCGCATGCGTAATCCATCCATTGAATTGATTCAGTCCAAATCTTATAGGTTGCTATCTTTGCGTTAGATTCGCACCAGTTGCAGGATTTCTCGCCTAAGCTCATTGGGGTAATACAAAAATCAGCCTTCTTCATCTTAATTCCTTCTTTCAAGTTTTTACTTCCGCTTCAACAAACCAGCTTTTGATTTGTTGAAGCGAGAGCAAAAGCCCTCTTTATATTTCCTCAACTCTGTAGTCATACTCTGAACCCAATCCATTTTGCATGAACATTATGTGGCGGTACTTATTACCCAACTTGAGTTCGTCAAGGATCAGTTTTGCGATCTGGCTCAGTTTCTTGTAATGAATACCGTTTTTCTCCTGGAGGTTGCGTTCTGCGATAACTCCGTGGTATCTGTCCATGATTTCTTCGCGTTTTTCAGTTTTTGTCATTTTATTTCCTCCTCAAATGTTTTGTTGACTTATACTATCATGGATATATTGATTATGCAAGCAATATTCAGTGAGAAGGGTAGTTTATTTTTATTGCTGTTGGCATCTATAGAAGGAAGGTGTTTGAGGGCAGTAATTAGCTAGTTGGTAGATTTTATTGAGTGGTTAATTAGTGTGCTTAGAATTGATGTGGTGGCTTGTGGTGAGGTGTTAAGGGAGGTGTGCTGATGGATAGAGATTATGAAAGTAAGGAATATAAAGATATGAAGTCTCAGAAGATGGCTATAGAAGGTGGTAAGATTGACATGGCGTGGGCGACAATGATTGATAGTTTAGATATCGGTGAGTTTATATCGTTTGAAATGTGGTGCAAGGAAAACGCATTAGCTGATAAGTTTGATAAGGCGTTGATTATATTAAGGAATAAGAATAGAAAGGCGTGATTAATATGGCTGCTGCAAATAATTGGAGAGAACTTTCATTTCCGAGCATGAATGATGTGTTTGCACCGGTGGCCTATTTGTTGTATAAAAAAGGGTTATTAACGGAGGATGAGTATGTTGGATTTATTGAGGGCTATACTTTTGAGTCAATGGGAAGTATGGCGCTTACTATGGATCGAATAGATAAGATGATAGGAAAGCAGATTGGTTGTAGGAGGATTGGGAGTGATGGCGGCAGCGATTGGGAATAAGTATGCGGTGGGGAATGAAGGTGGTAGGCCACTGAAGTTTCCTACTGTTGAGAGTCTGGAAACTAAGATCAATAGGTATTTCAATTCTATTAGCTTTGATGAGCCTGTTAAGGATGAAATGGGCGAACCTATTTATGATAGGGATGGAATGCCTATTGTTAAGGTGTCTTATATTAGCCCTCCTAGTGTCTTGGGGATGTGTTTATTCTTAGATATTGATAGGGCTAGATTATTGGAATATGAACAGAAAGAAGAGTTCCGCAACGCAATCAAAAGAGCTAAGGCAAAAGTCGAGCAATATCTAGCCGATCAACTCAATCGGACCACTCAAGTTGCCGGCATCATCTTCAACCTAAAAAACAACTTCGGCTGGAAGGATGTCCAAACGGTCGAGCAAACTGGTCCCAATGGTGGTCCTCTACTTATTCAGGCTGTATCTGCCTACTCGGATGAGGATTTACGGCTCATGGCTGAGATTATGGAGAGGGCGCAAATTCAGGGTGAGGTCGTCGATATTGAGTCTAAGGATTAGCCACATTATCCCTGCTATTCTCAATTAGAGTGCTGTTTTAAATGATAATGGGATCACTGATACTGGGTAAATCGCTGAAACCGTTGGGAGAGTAATAGTGTAGGGTTTAGGCGAATGTGTCACAAAGTGAATGAGTATCATTATAATGTGCTAATATAGTTTGTGATGTAGTGTTGGTGGCTGTGCTGCTCCTTTTTTTGGCTTCTGCTCTTTCTGCTGTTGTCTGGCCTTGCTGTGACCGGGCTGCTGTGCTGATCCGGTAGTGATGGGGGGGGTGCTGAATATTGAGATTTCGACCCTCCCCCTGGGCACGATCCGACAGCCGGGTAAAGGGGTGATCTGTGTATATATCTCTATAACCAACTAAACATGATTTTCATGCGATTTATCCCTATAATCTGTGATGCCCAGTATACCCCCCCTCGTCAGAGGTGGCACGAGATAGGGATTGGTGGAAGTACCTGGGTATATATTACATATCCTCAATAGACAGCTAAGTATTCTACAAAAAAATAAAAATAAAAAATTACAAAAAAAATAAAAAACTTTCCGCGAAAGGAGTCTTGATGATGGATGAAGACATTAGGGAATTCATAACCTCATTATCCTCAGCATTTGAAAGAGCTACTACAACATATCAAGTTGGAATTGGAGAATGTTATGTTATGACAAAAGAATTCAGAGATAAGTTAATAGCAGATGCAGAAGAGCTTCTAACTCGTTCATAGCCCCCCGTACCCCAAATAACTAACTAGGTACTTAAATAAAACTACCCACCCCTTATATATTTATGAGGGTTTTTGACATGCAAACGCAGACGTTCCAAGACTACAAAGAAGTTACTCTTAGTGTGACGACAAAAATTATGAAAAATAAACCCTGAAACCGTTGGTACATAAGGGATACAGCGTTTTATTTAACTTTTCAAATTTGACAGGGCTAGGAGGTGGTAAAAGTGGATGAAAAAGCGGTGAAATATTTCCAAAGAGATGTTAACGCAGCTCTTATGCCCGCTATGTTCGGAAGAGAAAGATTGGGTTCGGGAAGGGAACATATAACCATCACTGACCCGGACACTGACGCAGTTCTTTATAACTTCTTTAATAAATACCACCCACCTAAGCCGCCAAAGATTTTAGATAATAACATAGTTGTCGAACCAGAAATAAAACCTAAGCCTAAGAGTTCAGGAAACAAGCTCACATACGCAAAGCTGTACATTAGTGAAATACGTAAATACCCAAAGGATAAATTGAGTTATGAGTATGCAGGTATGTGTATGCACTTGGCGACTTATATCGAATGGCACGATGGAAGTTTAGTTATCGGAACTGGCAAGCGAAGAAAGTTCATGGAGCGCAAGGACATATCTAAGGAGTTAAAGATTAGCGATTCCACAACTAGAAGGCTTATCTCTAAACTCGAAGAATTAAAGCTAATTTCTTATGATGGTAAAAAATACAAAATGATTGGGAAATTGTTCGGCAAGGGGAGGGAAATAGAGTGCGAATCAAATTTGAAAAAGGAATGACACCTGAACGAATAGGACAAGCCTTTATTGATTTTGTGCGGAAAAACGAATTAGTAATAGGTGCTGTGAATATTTACATTACGACCTATGACGAGAACATGAAGGCTGAGAAAAACCAAAGTGTTTACACGGTTTGTGAGCCATCCGAGAAGACAAGAAGTGAGTATACTGAGGATGTTGCTGGTATTCGGCGTGGTAGGTTGAAGGTTGTAAACGAATGAAGCAATTTTTATTTAGTGATAAATTTCAAATAATTGGCATTGGATTATGTTCGGCGATGGCATTATGTTTCTGGGGGCTAGTGGCTATATCATTCCTGCAGGGTAATTTGCGTTAACTTTCCTCCTAAGCCCCTTCTTCCATTTCAAAATCCTTGATTCTACCACGTTTCAACCTTGTCCATCGTTAAGGACAGGTAATGAGTCAACTGACGTATCGTTAAACGTATCAACCAACGTTAAGTACAAGCTATTTCAGGAGTGAAAATTATGTCTGAGAACAGAGCATGTAAGAGGTTTGATGCTATTGACCCTACATATGATAAAACAAACTGCGCTTCATGTACGTTCTGGGGCGGAGAGAAGTGTGGTGATGAAAAGGGTGCCATAGCGGTTGGATTGCTTGCGGATTTTGAATGGTGAGGTGATGACAAATGGCAGAGGTTAAAATTAAGAAGGTAAAGGCTGATGATGCTGTGTCTAAGCCTAAGATAAAGCAGAGTGATTTGCCGAGCTTGCAGGTAATACAGGCTGAACTCGCCAGAAGAGATTGCCAATACTTTATAGAGAAGTTCGTCAAGATAGAAGATAGAGACGCTGTTGAGTTAGCGGTTCCTTTTACTTTATGGGCAGGACAAATTGAGGCGTTGAATAGTTTTATTAAAAACAAGTTGAACATCGTATTGAAGGCCCGCCAGATGGGATTATCTTGGCTGGCCTTAGCTTATGCCGTTTGGGGCTTGGTACACCTATGTGGATATGCTGTAGTCGCTATGTCGAAGCGTGAAGAAGACGCTAAGGAATTAACAAGGCGTATCGGATTTATCTTAAAATACCTTCCGGACACAATGATCAGAGAAAAGAAAACAGCAGGTAAATGGAACGGTCCTACATGGGAAGCGACTACACTTCAAGTCATAATCAATCACCCCGGAAAAGAGCCGAGCGTGTTTAATTCATTAACTTCTGCACAAGATTCTGGACGGTCATTAACGGCGAGTTTGGTTATTCTTGATGAGTGGGCATTTCAACAATGGGCAGAAAGCATATGGGCTGCGGCATACCCAACTATCAATAGGCCAACAGGCGGTAAGGTAATAGGCATTTCCACGGCAAAACGAATGACATTGTTTGAGGAGATATGGAGAAAGGCGACTCAAGGTGTAAACACATTTGAGAGAGTTTTTCTTCCATGGAATACGGACCCACGAAGAACTCAAGAATGGTACGAGCAAACGAAGAAGGATTTAGGAGAACAGAAGACAAAGGAAGAATATCCGAATACCCCTGAAGAAGCGTTCTCTGCCGCCGAGGGTGTGGCGTTTCCCGAGTTTAGTTATGACTTGCATGTTGTAACACCTTTCAAAATTCCTGACCACTGGCGGCGTTGGCGTTCTGCTGATAATGGCTATACGGACCCGTTCGCTTGGTATTGGTTTGCTGTCGATGAGTTCGGAACGGTTTATGTTTATAGGGAATACACAAGGGAACCTAAAGACCCAAAGGTTAGCTACTCGGATCAAGCAAAACAAGTGACACTAAAGAGCGGGTCAGAGCGTATTGGCTTTACTGTAGTAGGTCACGACGCATGGGCCGTTCATCCTCTCACCAAAAGTACAAATACGCCACAGGGTAAATCCATTATCGACTTCTATATTGAAGGTGGGGTTAATGATTGCCTAAGAGCGGTAACTGACCGAATGTTTAGAAAGGCTACATTCCACGAGTATCTAAAACCATACTGGGATGAAAACGCCGAGGTAATGACTAGCAGGGTAAAGATATTTAGTACATGTGAGAAGATTATCGAGACTCTACCACAATTACTTATTGATGAGCGTGACCCTGAAAAATATATGGAGTGTACCTATGACCATTGGGCAGATTCCGTTGGATATGGATTAATTTCCCATCACAGTAATAAAACGGAATTAGAAGTGACGCGTAACTATAAGGATTTACCAGACGATATACTAGAAGACATTGAAAGGGCTGATCCTAAAATGAGGGAGTATATCCTTTCTAAGATTGGAAGGTAATTAAAATGTTAGTAATCGAATACCGACTAGACACTGGATCGCTAGTAATGGTCACAAAACCAACCAAACTAACAATCGATCCTAAAACGTGGGCAGATAAATTTAAGTTACCTGAGCAAATAGCTAAATAAAGGAGAAAACCAATGCAAGAGTTTCGATGCTCAAAATGCAATAAACTACTCGGCAAAGTAGATGGTAAGGCTGAGATTAAATGCCCAAGATGCGGTACAATAAACGAAAAATAGAACACCGAAGGAGTGTCGATGATGAACATAATGGGTAATGAAGTAACAAAAGATGATCTAGCTAATATGATTAAGGATCTGGACTATCAAATCGAAAAAGAAAAAGAAAAAGAAATACCGCCTGAACCGAAAGTAAGTAAAGGATTCACCGTAAAATGTAACGAGTGTGGTAATGAAGTAGTCCTGACTGAGAAAAACATGAGCGACTACTTTAAGGGGTTCGGATGGAATCGCTACGCTAAAGAATCTGATATTAAGGACAATATATTAATATCCTATACGGAGGATTGCGAAGCAGATACTATTCTCTGTTCTTGCGGAAGTATGATTTAACCTTAGAGGCCCTTGAGGTCCATCTCTCTTAACTGAGGGGTGGGCCTCTTTTTATTTTCCCCAAAAGGAAGTGATGCAATTGATTGATGCAATAAAGGACTTCGGTAAAAAGGTGGTGAAAAAGCTGAAAGATAAAAAACTTTCCATGAAAGAAGAATCAGAACAGCAAGCCAAGCTGAAAAAATTCCAGGACAAATTTAGTGAGGCGCGCGCCGGCATCGACGAGGCAATTAGAGATGAGCGAGAAGCCATATACCTTGGTACAAAGATCGTTGATGGTAATGTGAATGCCCGTACATCTAATGGCAAGCGCAAGCAAGCGAACAACGTAGTCAACCTAGTCCTAGAGTTCATAGAAACAGGGGTTGACTCCACAATCCCACAACCCTCAGTTCGAACAAAGCTCCCAGGATATGAAGCTCAAGCGATGATGATTGAGGATTCCTTGACCTCAGACATAACGGAACTTGGCATGACGGCCATCAACGATGTTAACGAGCGCATAACCC